CTTCCTTACTGGGTGGACGTTTCTACGTCTATACACTCACGGCATTGTGTTGGCCTAATAATTATATGGAATATTACTCGAAATACCTACTAATCCAAGATCTTGCTGCAGACTCCATAACCAATCACCACGATTACCATATTTACAATATTGAGCATCATAAATATGTCGCTTTCGTAAAGAATCCATAGTGGGAAAATGATCAAAAACTTGTTCAGCAGTCATACCACATCTCCTAATTAGTTTATTGATAGACAATGTATTACTAGGATTAGCTATAGCAGAAAGATACATTTGATAGGGAGAACGAACTTCTCCTAATAAAAGTGTATCATACATAGTCTTAATAAGTTCATAGTGAAAAGGATTAGTACCATAAGTTCCATAAGCGAAACCTATAGCTTTTAAGACATAATTTTCTACTTCTCCTTCTACATCTAAGAACATCTTTAACATAGGTTCAAACATAGGACGATAAGGCAATACAGGAGGCAATAGAGAATCTGTACCTTCAATAAAAAAAAGTTTAAGAAATTTAGGACCTTCATAAGCTAAACCTCCAAATCCATCTGGACGAGATAAGAAGTGATCGTATTCCTTATAATCTCTGAGATTCATATCTAAATAATTTCTCAAAAACTCAGCAAATCCTCTAACATTTATAGCAAATCTAAGTTGCTTAGGAGCACACCATACATGATCATCACCATAAACGCTAATCCAAATATAACCTAATTCTAAACTTTCCTTTATAAGATGAGCAATCTGAGGAAGACGACGAGCGACATCATTAACATATAAATAAAAAACAAAAGCCATAATCCAACTATCACCATGAGAGGTCTCTTTACCACCAGAATACATAACACCTCTCATGAATCGCCAAAACTGACCAACATGAAGAACAATCTTGTTGGATATGTGGTACATCAATCTATTAATCAACAATTTTAACAATTTTTTTTGTTCTCTATTCATAACATCCCAATTATAATATCGAGTACCAGCCGCAATATAAAGATATAATTGCCAATCTTTAATGCGCTTATCTAAGGACTCAATGTCACCATCAGCCCAAAAAATATTAGGATTATTATAATTCATAAGCTTTGCAAACTCATATGCTCCACCATGCCACCACTTTATACCAATAGTAATAGTATCACCTCTCTCAAAATACATACGATCTAAGAATAAGAAAGAGGAAAGAGCTATTTGCTTAACATTACATATAAAGAAAATCCTTTTTTTTAAAGCAGCTTTATGTAAGTCAACAAATTTCTTTTCATATAACAATTTAAACTCCGCCTTGACTTTAGTTATATTAATGGGTTTAAAGTCAGCTGTTTTATCACCTTTCGCAAGTCGTATCATAGTCCTATGAAAATCTCTAACCCCACACTCTAATTGAAATATTTTAGAACCACTATTTTTTATAACATATTTTGTCTTT